AGCAGTTCATCGTGAAGAACGCGCGCGTCGAGGATCACCGGGACGGCAAGAACCCCTATCCGGGCGGCGAATGATGCTCTCCGGGCTAATCGGGAGCAAAGTCGTCCAGTGGGCGCTAGGGCCAGCAGGTAAAATTATCCTGTTGGTCCTAGCGTTTTCTGCATGGACCTTGTATCAGAGGCATGACGCAACCAGAACGTGCGAGGCTGAGGTTTTTCAGGAGCAGTTGATCGAGACCCAACGGCAGCTTGTGATCTCCGATAGGATAGCCCAAGAGGCACGCGAAAGAGCAGATGCTACCGAGGCAGAGATCAACGTCCTAGAAGGCCAGCTAGATGACTTCCAAAACGCAATGCAGAGCCGTCCGGGTAGCAGTTGCCCTATCCCTGATGATCTTCGTGAGCGGTTGCTTCGGATCAAATGAGTCCGCCGCCCCATATCAGGCCCCTCCCCTCGATCCGAGAGACGAGAAGGCTTGCTATGACCCCGGTGTCACGGACGAGGCTTTCGAGTCTCTCGCACAAAATAGACTGGCTCTTGCCGAGTGCCGAAAGAAGCACGCCAACGTGGTCGGACAATACAACAGGATCCGAAACGAACTAGGACGCAAGGAGAACTGAGATGCTTTGGGGGCGAGGGGATTCATCGAGACTCGAAAAGCACGAAACGCAGACGCTTTCGGACCTTCGACGTATGGTAGAGACCGGACATATCATCGCACTCACGCCAGACCAGAGCGCGGCCATGCTCCGTGCCTTGGTGTGGTATGAGATGTGGGAGTCCACGTTCAAGCTGTTAGCCGGCATCCGCAACATGGGCGTTGTTTTTGGAGGTCTCCTCGCTATCTGGTGGGCTACCGAGGGGCGCATCATCGACTTCATCGTAGGGGTAGGACAATGAACAGACTCCGCAGACCATCTTGGTGGGTGTCACGTCTGACTGAGGTCCTTGTGGCCCTCGTCCTGCTCTATGTGACCACTTCTCTGATCGAATACCGAAATGCTGTTGCCCGCGCAGATGTCCCCGCGTCCGAGTGGTTCGAGGTCTCTGAAATCTTCGTCCCGGATCACCGTGTCGGGGACAACCCAGAGATCGTCTACGACCGGGAAATTCGCGTAGGCCATCGCGGTTTCTGGGTCGTAGAGGTTCAGAAGGTTAGCCCCGGAGACCGGGCGGGCGTGTTCCAAACGGCTTGCACAGGATCGGGCGTGAACGATTACGATCTGGATGACGTTCTCGTGGACGACACAGTAAGCTGGTCGTGGTTCCTTGGTCGCCCTTGTCGGGTGGCCGAAGGGACTTACCGCATCCAGTTGACGCGCGACATGATGATCCCTGACTGGCCCGTGAAGAAGACCAAGGACTGGTCCAACACCTTCAAGGTATCAGATTGATCTGGGAGGGGCCGCGATCCTCACCTGACGGGCCGTCCTAGATCGTGCTTTCATCCCTGTCTTGCACTGCACACCTGAGTTCCTTGCCTTCACGGGTCGGGCCTCCTGATCCTGATACTTCCCGTCACCGTAGTCGCCGTTCTCGATCAGTTCGTGGAAGACGATCTGCGCGATGCCTGAGCCTGCCGGGACGCGGAGGAACCGGTACCCATGGTAGATCAGTTCAAGGGTCAGCGTTCCGCGCCAGCCCGGCTCGATCTTCGTGTTCTGGACGGTCAGCTTCCGGCGTGCCCAAGTGCTTTTGTCAGCTACCTCTCCCAGCAGATTGAGAGGCATGTCGAACTGCTCCATGGTCGAGGCCAGACGGAACCTGCGACCGGGGAAAAGGATCAAGGTCTGGGCGACACGGATGTCGTACCCGGCCTCGCCAAGGCCGTAGGAGGTTCCGCCGGGTCCGTTAACCTTGCAAGGGACCATGCTCAAGATAGGCTGGGCGGCCAGCAGACTCTTCCCGTTGACGATCATTCTACGCCCTCCATAGGCTCTGTTTTAACGCGCCGGAGGTCTTCCCGGACGTGACGGATCACCTCGCAACAGTGATGGCATGTCACTGCGCCCGTTTCAGGCTCGCTGACTACGGCGGCCAGATCAGGGAACTCCCCTTCATGGGCCGCGCCACAGAGAGCCAAGTCGTATGATCCTGCGCCGGGTGCGCAGACCGTGCCGTCTTCTCGGACCCAGCGTATTGTCATATCAGGTCCTCGATTCCAGCCAGTTCGTTCAGGTCCGCCGGATCGAACTTGCCGATCTCATTGCCCATCTGGTCCCAGCCGGGCCGGGTCTCACGGGCGAAGAGTTCGCAGTAGGGGCCGTTGACCAGTGCCTCGATGCGACCATGCACCTCGTCAGGCTTGCGGCTATGCTCGCGCACAGGAGCGACTAGGAGCCGCCTCACAGCCTTGTTCCGCCTCTTCGGGGCACCAACGGTCGCCAGCAGGCAATCTTCGGGGTTGGCGCGCGTCCAGAAGCCCATGCCCTTGAACCAAGCGCGGTCTTCGTGGGCCTGCTGCATGCTGACATCGTAATCGTCGTACTTCCGGTTCAGCTTGACCCATGAGAAGGCGCGCGTCTTGTGCCTGAAACCCCAAGCCTCGATCACCTCCAGAGCCATGGGCAGATGGGTGTCGATCACCCACATGAAGAGGGCGCAGTCCTTCCCGGCGATCTCGCGCACGGGCATGGCTTTGATCTGGTCGAGGGTCATGCAGTCGTAGTGGTTCTCGGGGCTGCGGTCCTTGCCCTTGTCGGAGCGGGTCAGGAAGGACCACGGCGGGTCTGCAAGGATCGCCCGGTAGTGGCCGCGCTTCAGGCCCTCCAGAGGGCCGTCCATCATCCGGGGCGCGTGCGGACAGACCTGTTCGTCCTCCATGCTGCCACAGGCGTCTGGGCCTACGAGGCCGCAGGACGGGCAGTGGTATTCATCGGTCATATCAGGTCCATCCCGTCATCTTCGTTTTGATGGCCGCCGGAGAGGGCGCGCTCAAATGTTTCAGGCAGGTCCGAACCGTAGTAGGTTTGGAACCCGCCTTCGGTCTTCATCGACACCATCCATCGCTCGTCTTTCAGGAATATCGTGACTCCTGAGAAACTGCCGTAGGAAATGCTGTCTGCGATCTGCCGGAGGTCAACCAACGCTCATACCCAAGGCTTCCATATACATCTCAAGGACAGCCCCTTCTTCTGCGATGTCGTCCGAGTTCCGCTTCCGAAGAGAGATCAGTTTAGCCATGACCTTCGTGTCATATCCGCGCGCTTTTGCCTCCGCGAATACCTCTTTCTTTTGCTCCGCAAGGTCCTTGGCCTCTGCGATCAGATGCTCGATGCGCTCGATGAACTGACGGAGTTCTGCTGCCGTGACGCGGTAGCTGGCGTCAACGCCTTTGCCGGGGGAGTCGTCCTCCCCCAGCATGGCGTCGATGTCGGACAAGCCCGCCATCAGATCAGGTCTTCTTCTTCTTCAACCTCGTCCTCGGGCGCGGGAAGAGGATCGGCGTTCTTGATCTCATCGACCGTGAGAACGTCCGTCTCCTTCTTCTTCGCCGTGAACTCGTCGCGCTTGATCTTGACGACCTTCTTCGTGGCCTTGGGCAGATCGGTATCCGGGTCGATCTGGAAGACGAACTCATAAGTGCCGTCATCGTAGTGCCAGAAGGAGTTGGACTTGAACGTCTTGTCAGTCCATTCGATGTCGTAGACATCTCCCGAGGTCTCCGGGGCCACGGTCTGCTTGGTGGCCTCGGCTGGGGGGTTCTTGCGCTCACGCATCGGGTTGGAATCCAGCCAGTTGCCGACACTCTCAAAGGCGTAGTTGTCACCCGGGCCGTGAACCATGCCATCCGGGAAAAGGATGGCCGTTCCCTTGAGCATACGGTTCGGGCCAGAGATCGTGACAGGGGTCGGGCGGCCCTCTTCTGTCACCCAGCCAATGATGGGGGTCAGGACATAACCTTCGGACGAGTCTGGGTTGACCTCGACCAGATGGGTGTCAGGGTTTGCGGGTATCATAGGAAGTCCTCTTCTTTGAATTGGTCAGGGTAATGGGCCTGCGCGACATCCCGGATCAAAGCACGGCAGGCATCGGCTTCTCGGGGGTGGTCTGCGTGCGGGCTGCGGCACCAACGCTCGACGGCGCAGATCGCGCCCGCAGTGGTGCCGCAGCACTGGTTAGACCGGAGGTATTCGGCCAGCTTTATCCGAGGCTCACGGGTATCAGGCGCGCCCCAGTCCCGGATCAGGTCGAGGCGGATGTAGCAGATGTGATGGGCCTTCTTCAGGTCCTCGATACCTGCCTTCCGGTGGAACCGGGTCAAGTATTTCTGGATCGCATGCGTGCAGGCATCATGGCCGTTGGCGGCAGACAGTTGGAAAGGCTGGATGCCCCCCTCGTAGTGGTTCCCGCCAACCTGATTATTCAGTCCGTCCATCGCTGGTCCTCCGTGGATGAGCCTCTTACATAGTCAACGCCGGGTTGCCCGTCAACGGGTGAACTTGGCTTTCTCGTCCGGGGAATCTTCCATCCACTCGTTCTGCCCGTCCTTGGACCGGCAAAGGTTCGTCGTGGGGTCATAGATCACGGCGTTGTCGGGAAGGTGGTGAAGGCAAACGGTGTGCAGGTCGCCGCTCCCATCAGGGGAGTTGGCCGGGTCTGCCATGAACGCCTCTCGCCGCCCGTAGTTGCTTTGCAGGCCCGACCTTTGGCAGTGGAAACACGCGACCCGGCCTCCGTGGTTGATGTCGTAGTAGAGGGGCCGACCATCCGCGCGCGCCTTGGGGAGCGGTGCGGTAGAGATGGTGCGGCGGCGTTGAGAACGGTTCATTGAAACCTCCCGAAAAGGTTGGGCATGAAGAGTTGGTGCGGCCCTGTCAAGGCCACCCGGCGGATGTTGAACTCGGTCGCGTAGGGGGCGAACGTAGCGAACGTGTTGCGCCCCCCGGCGATGTGGATGTCCCGGCCCGAGAGCATCAGGTCCGAGAGCATCAGGTCCGGGTCAGGCACGGTGTCTCTGGACCACCCGATGTAGGTGGTGTCGGGGTTCATCGCACGGAACCCAGACTCGTAAAACAGGTCCATGGTCCGGTGCCCGAAGATGACGATGCCACCCTTGGTCATCTCCCTGAACCAGACCTGATAGGCGTCCCGCTCCTGCTCGTCCATGAAGATCGGCAGAGCGTCGGCAGGGCCAATGGCCCCGCCTGCTCCGACTGCCGCGATCAGGCTAATCGTGCTAGTCATGATTCCCCCGCGTCGAAAAAATGCCAGACCAGATTTCCGAAAGGATGCTGGACCGTTCCGATGTGTTTTCCGGGATCATCTTCACTGAGGGACCCCCAGTTTTTTCAAGAACGCAGCCCGCTCTCGGTCGGTCATCTTGGGGTCCTTCCCCATGTCGGGCCAAGCCATGCTGTTGTCGTCCAGATCGCCCTGCATCTCGGAGATGTAGTCGCGCAGGAGTTTCATCTCCATGGAGGAGAACCGAACGGCGTTCATCGCATAGTCCTCGAACGCCTCGAACGCCTCGGGGCACCAACGCTGGACGATCCCGCAGATCACGTCTGCATAGGCCCTGATCTCCATCTGGGCGTGCGGATCGGCGCGCAGGCTCAGGAAGTGCAGCAGGTTGTGCAGGTCGATCTTCCAGTACCACTCGGTATAGATGTTAGGCGGGCAGACCATGCGGGCCAGTTCGCGGGCGAGTCCGAACTCCGCTCCGTGATGCACGGGGGCCGGGTCGAACTGACCGTCGCCTTCGGTCGCGCCGATACGCTCTCCCTCTGCATTGAACCACGGCCAGCCGGTGTGCAGTTCCTCGTAGAGGTCATAGCTGTTCGCACTGTGCTGCCGGATCGTCTCCAGCATGGCGAAGCGCACGTCCTCGGGGAGCGCGCCGTCGCGGCCTTGGGCGTTCGTCTTGCTCTGCGGGGCCATGTCACGGGCCTCGGGCACATAGAACTCATTGGCGAGGATCGAGTAGCGCGCAGAGTATTCGTTCACGTTGGCCGTCCGGTGGCGAATCCACTGACGGGCGACGAAAACGGGCAGCTTGACGTGCAGCTTGATCTCGCACATCTCGAACGGCGTGCTGTGGCGGTGGCTCATCAGGTAGCGGATGAGGCCCCGGTCCCCTGAAGGGGTCTTGGTGCCTTTGCCGTAGCTGACACGGGCCGACTGCACGATGGCGGCGTCGTCACCCATGTAGTCCACGACGCGGACCATGCCGTGATCGAGGACTGCGTGCTTCAGATCGAGTTCACGATCCATGGCGTCATTGGTCGGTCTGGTCATTTTTCAGGTCCTTATAGGCTGAGATGGCAGTGTGGAATTTGAAGTAGACTGCGGCCACGCAGACGACGATGATGATGTATCCAAGGAGCATCAGTCTTCGATGCCCCGGATGTGCTGGATAGCCCCGTTAGGGTCAGCGGTGCGCCTGTTCGGCCATTCCCGGCGCTCGTTCTTGCCCTGCTTCTCGTCAACGATCTCGCAGATGATCTCCGCAACCTCGCGCCGGGTCAGTTCGGGGTTGGCCGCGACGACTGCGCGCCAGAAACCATCGAGAGACAGGAGGAAGACA